CTGGTCGGTCAATGATAAAGGTGGTATCACCATACAGCCATCAAATTACGCTGAATTCTTGGTCAAAAACGGATTCAATAAATACTATCCTGAGAATGCTGAGAAGCCGACCTTTGTCAGAGTCAAAGAGAACAAAGTCAGAATATCATCGGCAGAACAAATCAAGGACTTTGTGTTGACCTATCTTCAAGGCAAGGGTGAGATGGATGTTTGGAACTACTGCTCACGCAATGCGTTCCTATTCAATGAGAACTTCATCAATATGATTGACAGCATCAATATACTGATGCTCCAGGATAGCAAGAGCTCCTCATACATCCCATTCAAGAATGGAGTTGCCAAGATATCCAAGAACAAAGTGGAGCTCAAGAGCTACATTGATGTGGATGGATACATTTGGGAGAACCAAATAATTGACCGAGATTTCACGCTGCTCGATGACTGCACCAATGACTTCCAAGATTTCGTTAGCAAAGTCTCAGCAGATGACAGCGGCAGAGTAAATGCACTGGAGACCACACTCGGCTACCTGATGCACACATTCAAAGATAAGACCGACCAAAAGGCAATCATATTCAACGACCAAGAGATTGATGACAATCCAAATGGTGGCTCAGGGAAGTCACTGATGTTGGCAGCGCTCAACAATCTGCGCAGAGTGGTCAAGATTGATGGCAAGAGCTTCAACCCTTCCAAGTCTGACTTTGTATATCAGCGAGTCAACCTGGACACTCAGATACTTGCATTTGATGACGTGCGTAAGGCATTCGACTTCGAGCAGCTCTTCAGCCTTATCACTGAGGGTATCACAGTCAACCGCAAGAACAAGGATGAGATATTTATTCCATTCAACCGCTCGCCAAAGATAGTCATCACCACCAACTATGTCATCAGTGGTGCCGGCAGCTCCCACGATCGCAGACGGCATGAGCTGGAGTTCTATCAGTACTTTCATTCCAAGCGCTCGCCACTGGATGAGTATGGTCGATTGCTCTTTGACTCCTGGGCTGATGAGGATTGGTTGAGATTTGACAATTATATGGTCAAGAATCTTCAGAAGTACCTGAAAAATGGATTGATGAAAGCCATCAGCATCAACGCAGATGCCAAGCGACTTATCCAGGCGACTTGTAAAGACTTTTATGATTGGGCTGAAGAGGGCAACCTGGCGCTTGATGTGTACCACTACAACGGAAGCAAGATTCAGGAGTTTACATCGGAGTTTACATCATTCAAAGAGCTTGAGCCTCGCAGATTCCTGAAGTGGGTGCAGTCATATTCTGATTACAAAGGATACAACCTAAACAAAGGAAGGAATCACAACGGCAGATACTTCATGCTTGAAGGAGAACAGTCAACCCCACCGACTGATGGTGATGTGTGGGATGAGTTAAATGATAAAGCAAAAAAACTATGACACGACAACACCGAGCACTGCTCAAAGACCTCCAGCTCAAGTACAAAATGGCGAAGTATCCAGGCATACCACCGCACTTGCTCGCACTGGACCACTGGAATGACAACGGAGCCAATGCACTGACCAAATCAATCATCGCATTCCTTCAGTTTAATAACTGCCAAGCCGAGCGCATCAACACTATGGGTGTGTACCGAAAAAAGTACCGCACTGATGGTGTTGCCATTGGTGGTCAGTGGACCAAGGGAACCGGAACACCAGGCTCAGCAGATATCTCTGCCACGATCAAGGGCAGAAGTGTGAAGATTGAGGTCAAGTATGGCAAGGACAGGCAGTCACAAGCACAAAAAGACTATCAGAATGCCATTGAAGAGGCGGGTGGTACATACATCATCGTGAAAACTTTTGCAGATATGCTGAAATTTTATGATGAATTTACACAAGTAATCAAATAAATGCTTATTTTTACAATTCAAAACACACAATTATGACAACAACAAGAAAAAAAGCAGAGGAGTCAGAGATGACAACACTCAACATTTGGCAGAAACTACACGCTGCCAAGCAGCAAATTGGCAAGGTGTCCAAGAATGCAACGAATCCACACTTCAAAAAGAGTTACGCTGATATCAATGCGCTGCTCACAACGGTGGAGCCAATCCTTCACGAGCATGGACTGCTATTATTGCAGCCTGTGGTTGGCAATGATGTGGTGACTCGCATCATCGACATCGAGACAGGTGAGAACATTGAGTCATTCATGAGCTTACCGCCAATGGTGGACCCTCAGAAATCATTGGCGGCTGTTACCTACTTCAGACGAGGTACTTTGCAGTCACTTCTCAGCCTTCAAGCTGTGGATGATGATGGAAACACAGCGGCATCGGCAGCAACATCTAAGCCAAAGATTGACAATGCTCGATTTGAGAAGGCAGTGGAGTCCATTGCGAATGGCAAGTACACAGCAGAGCAGTTGGTTTCAAACTACGCACTCACTGAAGTTCAACTCAAAGCACTTGCCCTATGAAATGGCATCCATCGCAAATCGGGAAGCTGATGACCAACGGAAGGGGGAAGTCAGAGATGGGTGAAACCGCCAAGAGTTACATCAGACAGTGTGCGAAGGAGGACTTTTACAATTACACTACCGAGTTGAACAACAAGTATATCTTTAAAGGTAGGGAGCAAGAGCTTGAATCTATATCCCTACTCAATGCAGTTCGCTTCACTGACTATCAAAAGAATGAGACAACAGTCGAGAATGACTATCTCATCGGTACAGCTGATATTGTCCTGGAGAATGCAATCATCGATGTCAAAACATCCTGGTCATTGGATACGTTTCCAGCAACACCTGATGAGGGATATAAATCCGAGTATGAGTGGCAGCTGATTGCATACATGATGTTGTATGACAAGGATGTGGCTGAACTCGTGTACTGCATGGTGACCACTTGGGATGAGTACCTTAACGAATGGGAGAATCTTCAGCTGCACCGAGTTGATCACATTGACCCCGAGAAACGAATCACTGTCCTGTGTTGGGACCGAGATGAGGATAAAGAGATTCAGATGATTGAGCGATTGAAGTTGGCATCTGAGTATTATGATGAGTATTATCAACAATTAGTAAATAAATAAATCAAGAACATGGAAGAGTTAAAAGTAAAAGGCACAATCCACCTAATCGGTGAAGCCAAACAAGTAAGCGAGAAGATGAACCTCGTTGAGTTCGTTCTCAGTATTGGAGACAAGTATCCACAGCTGGTACAGTTCCAAGCAGTCAATGAGCGAGTGAAGTTCCTTGATGGAGCCAAAGTCGGTCAAGAGTGTGAGGTGAAGTTTGACCTCCGAGGTCGTGAGTACAATGGGAAGTTCTATGTGTCACTTAACGCATGGGACATCCGAATCGCATCAACATCACCAGCATCAAAACCAATCACTGATGAAATCGATGACGATCTACCTTTCTGATGGGGAAACAATCAGGGACTTCATCCATAAGCAGTTGGAGTCCCTTCTCGTCAAGAGATACAAGATGACCCACATGGCTGAGGATATGTCAGTCAATTACTCAATGCTGTACCGATTCATGAAGGGTGAGTCAGTGAGTGAGGAGTTCTATATTCAAGCATTTAAATATCTAATGAAATGAAGTACTTTATCGCCTACATTGGTACACAAAATGACAACCTCGACAAGTTGGTTGCAAGAGTCCACGACCTTTTTGAGATGATGCCTAACATAAGTAGTTGTATTGTGCTGACTGTATCAGATGAGGTACACATATCTGAGGTGAGTGCTGATGAGTTCTTTGCACAATATGCAAGTTTGAACTGATGGAGCAGCAAATCAAAGACCCAATACTTCTCAAAGTACTTGCCAAGTATTATGAGCGCAGCGAGAGAGGCATCGAAAAATATGGGCGCACTCTTGATCGTGATGACCTCAGCTTCATTGATTGGTTGAACCATCTCCAGGAGGAACTGATGGATGCAACACTTTATATCGAAAAATTAAAACAATATGAACAAACAAATCGCAATTGAACTTGATTCCAAAGTCAAGGAAATCGCTCAAAGGTATTCAAACACCAATCGAGAGATGAACCACAACAATGAGACATTTG